GATTTAACCTCGCTCCTTGGTTCTGGTGACACTTTACAATAAACCCAAATGAAAATACACCCGTAATTTTTTCTGGGGGCTAGGGAACCTAGTTGTTGATTACTTGTTGCCCCAATGGAATTATCCCCGAATGAATTTACAATACCAATATTATAGACACATATGTGTGCTATGCACCCTCTATATATGGGGGGTGCCCCTTGCCGCGTTGCAGCATTTGCGCCGCAATGCGGCACAGTAACCCCTAGTCATGGTTGTCGGGAGGTTGTCGGGAGGTTGTTGTATTATTGCAACACAATATCTGATATCAGAAAAAAGTGCACTGGTTGTAAAATAATTGTTGTTTGCTTGTTGACATTCTGATCCAGATCATTATCTTGTTACTTGTAACAAGCGTTACAGTTTAACTAGAAAGGAAACAAAATGGATAGAATAGAAACACTAGGAAAAATCACAGCCAACAAAGCTGAGATTGATAGACTACAAGCAGAGAACATAGAACTTCGAAAGCAAGCAGTTCTCAACGGTTGGGCAATGTGGACGTTCTCAAAGAACAGCGACCTTGCCAGAGAACTAGGCATCCTAGGCCATGAGAAAGCCCCAAGTAAAGACTGGTGGTTGGCTCATAGAAAGCAATCATTCAATAGGTTATGTACTGTTGCAGCTGATCCTAACCACGTTGATCATGATGCATTCTGGAGTAAACCACGTAAAACATTCAAAGCAACTTAACCAACTGGGGAGCCACGGCTCCCCAACCATTACGAAAGGAAAGACAATGGAAAATATAGATCTACTAGAAGGAAAGACCAAAGGTCAAAAGCTAATACAAAAGTTGCAATGGGTCTTTATGTTGATGCAAGCTAGGCGAGACGATACAGCTGCTGCTGTACTACAGCAAGTATTCGACGAACTAGAAGAAATTAAATAAAACACTTGTAGCCCGACAACAATCGGGCTACAATCAAACTGTTCAATTAGAAAGGAAATACAATGGCAAGTAGACAAATAAGGGAAATAGCTGCCGACATACAATCTAACTGGAAGAATGCACCAAAGGACGCCAGACATTGCATTGAGATAATGTTACATGTCGATCACATCGATGATGATTATCGAGATGGTTTTGAGACTGGTCTAAACATGAAAGACCCAGATCTCATTAAGCTTCCTAGTTATTTTGGATATAACGATGCAAGATCTGTTGTTACTAGTGTTTTAGGATGGATAGAACACAATTGGCGCGGAGAAAAAGCTAGAGAGATCAAAGCTGAACTAAACGCCATGATCTAAGCATATCAGCAACGAGCCAAGCAACTGGCTCGTTCGTGATGCGCTTGGCATCTTAACTAGAAAGGAAAGACAATGATACGAGAACTAATGAAAGGCGTTCTAATATTCGCCATCCTATTCGCCGGAATCTTTTTACTATACGGAGCTGCGGTACTATGAGAACTGTAAGAGATACCAAAGGAAATAAATATTACGTCGCCGGTGTTATATCCGGCGACGAAGCTGTTCGCGCCCAGATATATCCTGGGCATTGCCAAGTAAACATAGGGCAGAGCCTCGATCCAAGTGGAAAGCCCGTGCCAGAAAGCGGCATCACATTGCCCGAACACTTGGCGAAGCGTTGGCTCAATAACGAAATAAGAATTAAACTATAACACTAATCCCTTGCTCAGGGTTACAGAGCGTTTCCTTTCGGAAAGCTCTGGGGTCGCAAGGCCGCAGGGCTTTTTTTAATACGCAAACACAAGGCCGCAGGGCCGCAGGGCAACGGCTCGAACCTGCAACAATTGCCAGTTGTCATCTATTGCCAATTGGCAATTAGTTGTTGACTGGTTGTCGAATGTCTATATACTGAAAGTGTTCTTAATCATTACGAAAGGAAACAGAACAATGAAACTAGGATGGATTACATACAAAAACTTTAAGGTCGATCTTAATGACGTGCCAGTAAGAACTATTGAGGCAATCATTAAAGATTTACCCGAGGGTCACGAGGGTCGTGCGAAAATGCAGGCATTATTAAAGGATGCATACCGCGACCTTGAAAGACAATTGCAACACGAAATCGAAAACTAAGGGAGCGGGGGACTAAGTCCCCCGAATTTTTTTATGAAATCAGCTATCATATACAACGGGCAAAGCTTATTGGATGATAAACCAATTGTAGTTATTGCCACATATTCAAACCGTAACACGAAGACTGGCAAGGTAGTCCAGACTTATATATTGCGCGAAGATATAAACCCGCTTGAAGCGTCGAAGACTGGCGAAGATTATTCTATTTGTGGCGATTGCCCAATGCGCGGAGAGATAACGACGGATCCAGAACGCAAGCAAGCAAAAGGCCGCAAGTGTTATGTCAATCTAGGGCAAGGTGTTTTAATTGTATGGAAAGCATACAAGCGCGGAGTTTATCAAACTGGCGACGCGGCAACAATGGGTCGTGGTCGTTTCGTTCGCATTGGAACCTACGGCGATCCTGCCGCCGTTCCGTCGCACGTTTGGGATAAACTTTTATCCGAGTGCGAGACGTGGACGGCGTACACTCACCAAAAACCATGGCGACCAGATATTGCAATGCAATCCGCTGACAGTCACACGGAAGCATTGATGCATTGGAAAGCAGGGCGACGAACATTCCGAGTAATTGCCGACCTCGGACAAATCGACAAACAAAACGAGGCCTTATGTCCTGCATCCAAGGAAGCAGGGCGACGGGTGCAATGCACCGCCTGCAAATTATGCAAAGGTTCGAGCCTAGCAAAATCAATTGCCATAGTGGAGCACTAGATATGGAAAAAACACCGCAAGAAAAAGAAAAAGAAAAAGAAGAGAATTGTGAGTGCGGACTTAAAGAAGATAGTACTTGGTCTGAAGAAGTTTTCGATAGATTTGGATGTACTTGTAAATAAAAAACAGGGGAGCTGCGGCTCCCCTTTACACTTGCCCCAAGGCACAAGCACATATATACTAGGCCGCAGAGCCGCAGGGTCGCAGGGTCGCAGAGATCCGGCGCTCTAACCTGGGTCGCAGGGCGCAGAACAAAGACGCAGGGTTCGTGAACCGCGAACCTTGAGCCGCAGAGATCCCACCCTGTATCAAATCAGCCCCTTGATCACCGTCAAATAAAATTAGATCGCGTTCCTTGAGGCTCTTTACTAAGAAAAAATTTGCCCCACCTCGCACCCAATATGCTGTATTCCAAGCAACTTGATGAGCAGAGATTGCTACTGCATTACTTTTGGATACTTTCAATTCACACCAGAACGGCAACCCATCCCAGATGAAATGCACATCAGGAACACCGCCCCCATGTACGTTTTCAATCCGCGTTGCGAAGCACTTCTTTGGTAGGTTCTGTCTTAGTGTGCTCCAGAAGTTCGCTTCTTGACCCTTGCTCATCTGGTGTAATATCCTTGTAGTCTGCATCAATCTGGAATGCTTGCGGATATTGTTTTTGTAGTGCCGCAAGTCTTGCTGTAATCTCATCCCTTGATAGTTGATCAATGGTATTGATTGTCTCTCGTCTGTCGATAGTCAGACCACCCAAAGCAGAGCGGATCTTCTCCGCATTTATAGCAGCAGAGAACTGCCCTGCATCTTCAGCACCAAGAGATAGAGAATGTAATCTTTCAAGTTGACCAATGGTTGTCACACCATATCGTCTCTCTCGTTCTTGCCTCAACTCTTGGACATACTCCACAACGTGGGGATAATCTCTGCCATTCAAAAGAACAGATGCTTGTTTCGATGCAAGGTCTGAAGCATACCCTGCAAGCCTAGCACATTCTGCATTAGAGTAGATGCCTTCAACTATTTTTCGAGCGAATGTCATCTGCCTGTTGGTAAGCTGACGGTCATGTTCAGCCTCCACTTTTTTCTTTATAGACCCCATTTCTACATCCTGTGTTTTCAACAACCATACTGCAACTAATCAAGGGCATCAAATACATTTCTTAAAATAAAGTGTAATCATTTAGCCCTTTTTGTAATCTACCGTAATCATACCAAGCTATATAAATAAGGTCTTGATTACGCCGTTTACAAAGATTACGCCATTTCAGATTTGAAAAAAAAAAAAAAATAAAATCTCTGGCAAAGCGTATATACTGTAATCAACGTAATCATAATTATTTTCTTGACAGTATATTTTCTCTCAGATAACCTACAAGTATTCAACAACTACGAAAGGAATTAACAATGAACTTAGAAATGAAATCAATCAAGCACTTCGCATCTGGCAGTGAAGAAACTTATTGCTACACGGCAGTCGTATATCTGGATGGCAAACCATTTGCTGATGTCAGCAACGATGGTCATGGTGGATCTGATCGTGTGCACCCTCATGACAAGACACCATTGACCAAGGTTCAAGGTGCATGGCGCGAGAAATTCCAAGAGATAGAACAGTACTTTGCATCACTACCTAAGACTGATGTTGGCAAGTACCAATGGTCGCCTGAAGGATTTGACCAGAAGTTTGAGTACTGGTGCGCGGATCAAGTAACTAATTTCTTGACCAAGAAAGACATGAAGAGACGTTTGAACAGATGTGTCGTTGCTCAGATCAAAGAGGATGGAGAACTGAAGGTTGTTGAGTGGAACAAACCGAAGGGTAAACCTGATTGGCTTTTGAAGGAACATATTAAGAAAGAGCACACAGACATTACCATCTTGAATGATATATCCGAAGCGGACGCATTAGACATTTGGAGGACAGTGTAATGAAATTCAAACTTGAAATAGATATGAGTAACGCATCATTTAGTGAATTTCCATTTTTAGAATTAGGCGAGGTATTAAATGAGGTGTCGGACAATTTTTCTACGTTTGATTGTAGTTTAGTTTACGGTCATTTTCACAAGCATGAAAGACCAATTCGCGACACTAATGGAAACAAAATAGGAGTTGCAACATTGGAGGTGCAAGATGCCTAACTGGTGTGAGCAAGAGGTTTATATTCATGGTGAGACGAGCATGGTTGTTCACCTTTATTGGGAACTCAAAGAGCGCAAGCGTTTCTGTGATGTGGTCTGTCCGATACCTTTAGAGGTTATCGGGCAAGGGCACGATGGCAAGGGCACATCTCCTCAGTATGATTGGAGGTGCAACAAATGGAATACGAAGTGGGAGGTTCAAGATATTCTGATTAAAGAAGAGCTTGTGAATGGTGACGATCACTATCCTATCCCGACATCTTATTTCAGATTTGTGTGCAAGACGGCATGGGATGCACCTATTCCTGTGTGGGAGAAACTGCATCGGTTGGGCATCGAAGTCCAAGCTGAGTACGAGGTCGAAGGTACGGACATAGTTGGTGAGTTTGCATTGGGGGAGCACCATTGTCGGACATTGTCGGATGA